AATACTGGATGATGAGGAGTTAGAGGCTGCATCGGCTATGATGAGTCCTGACCAGTATGCACAAGAGTATGAATGTAGCTGGGTAGCAAATGTACCTGGGGCTGTTTATGGCAAAGAGTTACAAGAGCTGCATGAGAAGGGGCGCATAACGTCAGTTCCGTATGATCCATCTGTCAGGGTAGAGACGTTTTGGGATCTGGGTGTGGGCGATAGCACGGTGATTTGGTTTGTACAGCAAGTTGGGCGAGCTGTGCATGTAATAGATTATTATGAAAACAGGGGAGAGGGATTGCCGCACTATGCGAAGGTGCTGCAACAGAAAGAGTATTTATATTCGATGCATCATGCACCGCATGACATTGAGGTAAGGGAGCTGAGTACTGGGAAGAGTAGGCGAGAAGCTGCGTATGACCTGGGTATAAATTTTAGGGTTGTTCCGAAATTGCCGTTAGAGGATGGGATCCATGCTGCGAAAATGTTACTCCCTCGTTGCTGGTTTGATGCAGAGTTGTGCAAGCCTGGTCTTGAGGCTCTCAGGCAGTATCACCGCGCTTATAACGAGCGTTTGCGTAGTTTTAGGAACACCCCTGTACATGATTGGAGTTCGCATAGCGCGGATGCTTATCGGTATTTGGCGGTGGGTATTAGGGCTGTGTCGGACAGTTTACGCCCAGCTCAAAGGAATGCTGACAGCGGTTATAATCCGTTTGCGGCGTAGGAGATAAATATGTCGAGTTACAGAGAAGTTGATAGTTTTACCGCTGATGATGGTACGAAGTATGTGGCGCTCGCTGGTGCTAAAGGCACACGCATTCGTAAGATAGACCCTGATGGAAAAGAAACGTTACTCGCATCCACTAAAAAAGAAACAAGCAGAAGTACAAATGCAAGCATTGTGCAAAGACAGTTTGATCCATTTAAAAGTGCATTAGAAACAGCAAAGGGTGGTACAAGTCTAAGTTATACTGATGAGGATGTAACACCGGGTGGCGGTGATAAGTTTTTCTCTAGAGATGTTGCGTCTACAGTAAAGCTATCTGACGGTACGGAAATAAGTGCAAGTTACGGTAAAACCAAAGACGAGGTACGCACTGTTAAAAGATTAGCTGATGAGGTGGCGAATTACAGCTCGTTGATAAACACTGCTGACACACCAAGCAACGATGATGATGATACGACAGTGCTCGATGAAAAAACAGATAGTGCACTAGATAAAGTTGAAGATATTTCCGTTAAAACTTTTGATCCAGATTTAAAACAAGACATAGGCAACTACTACGATAATACGGTCACCTCTGATTTTACGGCGGCTGGTGCACAAACAAATATGGAATCGGCACTCACAACATCTGTAGGTGAGGCTGAAGATGATGCCATATCAAATATGACCAAAGGCATTAAGGGCAATGTGCTTACAACGGCACAAGGGCTTTTGTCTGACGATGACGATGAAATATTTCGTAATCGTAGATCGTTGATAGGATCGTAACATGCTTCTAAGCGATAAGAAAAAAATAACAAACATTGCTGGTATTATGGGCGGTAGTGCAGCGCAGCCAGCGCAAATGCTCGGTCAAATGACTGTGGATCCCTTAGAGCGAGCGCAGCAGAAGATGGCTGGTCGCACACAAGGGGGCGCTATGGAAGGCATCCAAGATCCTAAACTACGTCCAAAACGCACAATAATGAACAGTTACGGAATGTCTTAATGGCACAAATAGATCCTTTAGTACAACGTCTGGACAAGCGTTATAAAACGCTACAGACGCAGCGCAGCAATTGGGAACAGCATTGGCAGCAATTGGCTGACTACATGCTCCCTAGAAAGGCTGATATTGTTAAAAAACGTACACCGGGTGACAAACGAACAGAATTAATTTTTGATGGCACGGCAATACATGCAGTAGAGCTGTTGGCCTCAAGCTTGCACGGTATGTTGACTAGCCCAAGTACGCCCTGGTTTTCGATGCGCTATCGCAATCCAGGGCTACAGAGGGATGATGCAGCCAATGAATGGCTAGANNTNTGTACNGATCAAATGTACCAGGCGTTTAATCGCTCTAACTTTCAGCAAGAAATACACGAATTGTATTATGACCTGGTGGTATTTGGCACTGGTAGCTTTTATGTAGACATAGAAGAAGATGGATTGCGCTTTGCGTGTCGGCATATTGCAGAAATATGTATATCAGAAGATAGCCAGGGTCGGGTCGATACGATCTATAGAAAGTTTAAACTGACCGCTCGATCTATTAAAATGCAGTTTCCAGACGCAGAAATGCCCAAAACTGTAGAAAAAGATGTGGATAATGATCCGTATAAGGAACATGAAGTTGTTCATGCCGTGTTTCCCCGTGCGGAAGCTACTGGGGCATTTGCTAAAAATAAACCAGTAGCGTCTGTATATTATATGGCAGAAAGTCGGGAGCTGTTAAGTGAAGGTGGCTTTGACGAAATGCCGTTTATGTCACCACGTTTTGTTAAAGATAGCGTAAGTACCTATGGGCGTAGTCCAGCAATGACGGCACTGCCTGACGTTAAGATGCTTAACAAAATGTCAGAAACAACAATTAAGGCTGCACAAAAGCAAATCGATCCACCATTGATGGTTCCAGACGATGGGTTTCTAGGCACAGTACGCACCTCACCAGGTGCGCTAAACTTTTACCGATCAGGAACGCGAGATAGGTTAGAGCCGCTGCAAATCGGAGCCAACAACCCACTAGGGCTGAACATGGAAGAGCAAAGACGTAACGCAATACGTCAAGCGTTCTATGTAGACCAGTTATTATTGGGTCAGGGTCAGAATATGACAGCGACAGAAGTGTTGCAGAGGAACGAAGAAAAAATGAGGTTGCTTGGCCCTGTTCTAGGACGGATGCAAGCAGAATTGCTCCAACCTCTTATATCACGCTCTTTTGCATTGCTTCTCAGGGCTGGCCTCCTCCCTCCAGCGCCTGAGGAGCTACAAGGACAATCAATTGATATTGAGTACGTTAGCCCACTAGCGAAAGCGCAAAAACTTACAGATTTACAAGCAATGCTGCGTGGATTTGAAATATTGCTGCAAGTCAGCCAGGTCGCACCAGTTACCGATTATCTCGATGGCGATGCAATGGTGCAGTACCTTATAGAAACAGCCGGACTGCCAGCCAGAATAATACGCGGTAGCGAACAAGTGGCGCAAATAAGACAACAACAAGCAGAGGCGGCACAACAGCAACAGGCAATGCAAGAACAGATGCAAAACGCTGAAGCGGCAAACAAAATAGCGCCATTTATTAAGGCGGCTGGAACAGTACCACTAGAATGAAGGTAGAAGATTTAAAACTTGCCTATCGCAGAACATTTAACACTGACGATGGCGAGATTGTATTAGGTGACCTCAAGGCACGGTTTGGCTTTGAGACCACCACGTATTCGGACAATCCATACAATAGTGCATTTAATGAAGGTCAGCGAGCAGCCGTGCTGCTGATTGTCCGTATGCTGGCCGAAGGGAAGGAACCCGAATGAGCGAAGAGGCAATCCAAGACACTGGATCTCAGGAAGTCGCAACAGAAGCTGTAGTGCAAAGCGCAGCAGAAGAAGTTAGTTTTAGAGACAGTCTACCAGAAAATTTGCGTAATGCGCCTGGTATGATGAAATTTAAAGACTTGCCTGGTTTAGCACAAGGCTATGTCAATCTAGAACAAATGCTGGGAACCGATAAAATCGGCTTACCACAACAAAGCTGGACAGATGATCAATGGTCTGAGTTCTATGCAAAAACAGGACGCCCGGAAAGCTTTGACGAATACAGCGTTGATTTGCAAAACGTACTGTCTGATGAGGATAGCGCAGCGTTTCGACAAGCAGCGTTTGAGGCTGGTCTTGCACCACGCCAAATAGAAAAGTTAGCGCAATATCTGACCGACACATCAAGCAAGTATCAGGAAGGTATCGAGTCTAATTCGCAAGAGGCATACGATGCTGGTATTGCGGAGCTGCAACAAGAATACGGTCAGGCGTTTGATCAGCGTGTAAAGCTATCACAAAACGCAGCTAGAACGCTTCTTGGTCAAGAAGGCATGGCA